GGCCACGGCGGCCGTCACGGCATCCGGCGCGCTGAGCACCGGCGTCAGGCTGGCATCGAGCGCGAGCGCATCGGTCACGGCTACAGCGGGGCTTTCGACGCAGATCCCGCTTGTGGCATCTGCCACGGTTGCGGTCACGCAGTCCAGCGCGATCACGACAGCCATCCCGCTGTCCGCGTCCGTCAACGTCTCGGTGTCCTACGACGCCGATCTGACCACTCAGACGGGTGGCGCGGCACTGGCGGCATCGGCATCAGCCGCCGTCACGACGACAGCAGCGCTCACGAGCGCGATCAGGCTGGCAGCCACGGCATCGGCCGCGGTCACGGCCACCGCAGGCCTGACGACACAAATACCGCTGGCGGCCACGGCCGCAGCTGCTGTCACGACGACGGCCGCGATCACCACGGGTATCCCACTGGCGTCGAGCGTGGCGGTTGCTGTCACGCAGACGGCAGACCTGACCGCTCCCGCGGGCGGGCTGACTGCATCGGCGCAGGCAACAGTAACGCAGACGGCTGCACTGACCACGTCTGTGCGGCTCGCAGCATCTGCCAGCGCAAGCACGACAGCATCGGCAGCCCTGACGACGGGCATACCGCTGTCGGCCACAGGATCGGCAACAGCAACCTGCAACGCAGGACTCACCACAGGCATCCGCCTGGTGGCGTCGAACGGTGTGCTGGTCACGGGTGCGGCAGGCCTAAGCACCGGCATCCCACTGGCTGCACAGGCTGCGGTGGCAGTGACTGGCAGCGTCACGCTGACGGTGGTTACGGCCGTCGCGACGCCAGCGATCCGCACGTTCCGAGTCGCAACAGATGATCGGGTGTTCATCGTCGCAGCAGACCAGCGCACGTTCGTTGTCGAGGACACGCGTGCGTGGGTTGTGCCGTTTGAGCAAAGACAGTTCACGGTGACAGCGGAGGATCGTTCATTCGCCGTCGCAGCATGAGGTAATCAGATGGCGACGTTCGAAACCTACACCGCGACCAAAGACCCGAACTCCACGCTGGACTACACCATCAACTGGTCCAGTTGGTTGACGACCGACACGATCAGCACGGTCGCATGGACCGTCGAGACCGGCATAACGCAGACCGCGACCAGCAACACCACCACGACCGCGACCATTTGGCTGAGCGGCGGCGAGGCGGGGACCGAGTACACGGTGACGTGCCGAGTCACGACGACGGCAGGGCGCATCGATGAGCGATCGATCGCGATCAGGGTCGCCCAGCGGTGACGGGTCCTTCCCAGCAAAGCCGTGCGGGTTTGAGCGGCCCGGCAAAAACGCCCTATATATTTCATGCACTTAGCGGGGGCTGCATTTGGCAACGCTTAAACAGGTCGGCGATCACGTCGATCTGTCGATCAATTCCGTCCGCGAACTGATCGCCAACGGCGTTATTCCGCCAGCAAAAGGGCCGGGCGGACTCGACCTAGACGCGTGCCGGATCGCCTACATCCGCAACCTGCGTGGCAAGGCGGCGGGGCGTATCAAGCAGGCACCGATGCCTGTGCCGGATGGTGCGCTTGAGCTAAACGCCGAGCGGGCACGGCTCGCGCACCACCAGGCAAACAAGGCCGCGCTCGATGAGCAAGAAGTCCGCGGCGATCTGGTGCGCGCCGAGGACGTGACGCGCTCCGTGTCGGATGCGTTCCGCCGCGTGCGGGCTCGACTGCTGTCCCTGCCGACCAAGCTCACACCTATCGTGCTTGGATCGACCGACACGGTTGAGGTTAAAGACGCGATCGAGGCGGGCGTTCTGGAAGCGCTGGCCGAGTTGACCCGCGAGACGGTGGAGGACGATGGACCAGAAGAGAGCGAATAGCCTCGTCTCGTCCTGCTTTGCCGCATTCGCGCCGCCACCGAAACAGACCGTTTCGGAGTGGGCTGATACGCATCGGCAGTTGTCGAGCGAGGCAAGCGCAGAGCCGGGAAAGTGGATCACATCGCGCGCTGAATACCAGCGCGGGATCATGGATTCGATCTCTGATCCGCGCGTTGAAACGGTTGTCGTGATGTCGTCGGCGCAGGTCGGCAAGACCGAAGTGATCAACAACCTGGTCGGCTACCTGATGCACCGGGACCCGTGCCCGATACTGGTGCTGCAGCCAACGATCGAGATGGCGCAGGCATGGTCCAAGGACCGGCTTGCTCCAATGATGCGCGACACCAGCTGCCTGTCCGAGCTGGTGCATGTCGGCGGTCGGCGCGAGTCGTCGAACACGCTGCTTCACAAGATTTTTCCCGGCGGCCACATCACGCTCGCGGGCGCAAACTCGCCAGCCAGCTTGGCAAGCCGTCCGATCCGCGTACTGCTCTGCGATGAGGTGGACCGCTACCCGGTATCAGCCGGAACCGAGGGCGACCCGGTAAACCTCGCGCGCAAGCGGACCGCGACGTTCTGGAACCGGAAGATCTTGCTGACGTCCACGCCAACGGTGAAGGGCGCCAGCCGCATTGAGCTGGAGTTTGAGGCATCCGACCAGCGGCGATTCTTCGTGCCGTGCCTGCACTGTGGTGAATACCAGGTGCTGAAGTGGGCCAACGTTTCATGGCCGAGCGGAGAGCCACAGAAAGCGCAGTATGCCTGCGAGAGCTGTGGCGGCCTGCTGAACGACGGCCAACGCATCGCGATGATCCGGCGAGGCGAGTGGCGGGCGACGGCGCCGTTCACCGGGCGGGCAGGGTTCCATCTCTCTGAGCTCTATTCGCCATGGTCCACGCTGGGCGGTATTGCGCAGGCATTCGTTGAAGCCAAGCGCTCGCCCGAAACTCTGAAGACGTGGGTGAACACGTCGCTCGGCGAGACGTGGGAAGACAGCGGCGAGGGTGTCGATGACACCGGCCTGCTCTCGCGTCGCGAGGAATACACAGCAGAAGTGCCCGACCGCGCGGTGCTGTTGACTGCAGGCGTCGACGTCCAGTCCGACCGCCTCGAGATGGAAGTGGTCGCGTGGGGCGACGGCGAAGAAAGCTGGTCCATTGATTACCTGGTCATTCACGGTGATCCGGCGCGCGGGGATGTATGGGCTGCGCTCGATGCGGCGCTGACCCGCACATACCAGCACGAGACCGGCACGGCGATGCACATCACCGCCACCGGCATCGACTCCGGCGGATCGCATACGCAAGTTGTCTACGACTACTGCCGCAGGCGCGCCATACGCCGAGTGTTTGCTCTGAAGGGCGTGGCGGGCGCCGGGCGTCCGGTGGTGACGCTGAGCCGCAAGCACCAGGGCGGCGGGAACCGAAAGGTGGACCTGCACCTGGTGGGCGTTGATGACGCCAAGGGCACCATCTACTCACGCCTGAAAATCGACGACGTGGGGCCGGGCTACTGCCATTTCCCGTTCGAGCGTTCCGACGATTACTTCCTGCAGCTGACCGCCGAGCGAATCGTCACACGATTCAGCAAGGGCTTCCCGCGCAGAGAGTGGGTGAAGGTCCGCGCACGCAATGAGGCGCTCGACTGCCGAGTGTACGCATACGCAGCGCTTCGCATTTTGAATCCCGTCTGGTCTGCCGTCTCTCGACGCGTTGCACAGCAGGAACGACAGGCACCGCCACCGGCGCCGACTGAAGATCCGATCAATCGCATCGTCCAAACCCGCAAGCCAGCGCGAGCGCGCAGGCCTGGCGGTGGATGGTCCACAGGGTGGAAGAAATGACAGACATCGTGGAGCCGTCTGAAATCGTCGCGGGCGATTCAGCGTCATGGACCAAGAACCTGCCGCAGTATCTGCCGGCGAACGGTTGGGTGCTCAGCTACGCCATCGTGCGCGACGGCGTCCGGCTCTCCGTGACCGGTACAGACAACGGAGACGGCACGCACCTGGTGACGCTGGCGGCCGCGACTACTGCAGCGTGGACGCCAGGCCAGTACGCGTGGCAGGCCTATGTCACCAAGTCCGCCACATCCGAGCGATACACCGTCGCCTCGGGACAGCTCAAAGTTGACGCTAACTTCGCCACTGGCGCGGTTGATGGCCGCTCGCATGTGCAGCGCACGCTCGATGCGCTGGAGGCGACGCTCGAGGGCAGGGCCTCATCCGATCAACTGGCCTACTCCATCGGCGGGCGCTCGATCTCAAAGATGAGCCCCGAGCAGCTGCTGACGTGGCGCGACAAATACAAGGCAGAGCTCGCAGCAGAAGAGAAGGCGCAAAAGATCGCCGCAGGGGTGGGGGCCACCGGCACCATCCGCGTGAGGATGTAGCGTGGGCCTGCTCGATTTGTTCCGGCGAAAAGCAACCGCCGGAGGATCAGCCGTGCGCGCGTTTCAGCCGGCGACGCGGTACTACACCGCCGGCGCACCTGACCGCCTGACATCGAGCTGGACGACGACCGTCGTTTCTGTTCACGACGTCACGCAGAAAAACCTGCGAGTGCTGCGCGCTCGAAGCCGCGAACAGTACCGCAACAACGACTACGCAAGCCGGTTCGTGCAGTTGGTGAAGTCCAACGTGGTCGGGCCGAACGGCATCACCATACAGGCCACCGTCGAGAACTCGCCAGCATTTGCGGCGCAGTACGGGCCGCTTGATACGGCAGCAAACGACGCCATCGAGGCAGCGTTTCAGAAGTGGGGCCGCGCATCCACATGCGACACCGCCGGCCGGTTGTCGTGGGTGCAGATGCAGCAAATGGCGCTTGCCAGCGTCGCGGTGGATGGCGAGTTCATTGCCATCGTGAACCGCAAGGCCGGCAACCAGTTCGGGTTCTCGCTGCTGGCGATGGATCCGGACCTGCTCGATGTCGAGCTGAACGTCGATCCGCGCCAAGGCCGCAACCGAATCAGGTTCGGCGTTGAGGTGGATGCCGTCGGGCGTGCCGTTAATTACTGGTTCAAGGGCGACAACGGGCACACCGCCGTTCCTGCTGACGATGTGCTGCACCTGTTCATCAGCGAGTACGTCGGCCAGCTGCGCGGATTCCCGATGCTGGCAACCGCGCTCCCGCGCCTGCAGATGCTGGCGGGATACGAAGAGGCCGCGATTACGGCCGCTCGCGTCGGCGCTGCCAAGATGGGTTTCTTCACCAGCGCCGCAGGTGACGGATACACCGGCAGCGACACCGATTCCGACGGCGCCGTCATCACAGACGTCTCGCCTGGCACGTTCGAGCAGCTGCCGGCCGGCACGTCGTTTACGTCGTTTAACCCTGACTACCCGCACCAGCAGTTTGGCGAGTTTACGAAGGCGTGTTTGCGCGGCATCAGCGCCGGCCTCGGCGTGTCTTACGCCGGACTCTCAAACGATCTTGAGGGTGTGAACTACAGCTCAATCCGGGCCGGTGTTCTTGAAGACCGCGAAGCGTGGAAGTCACTTCAGACGTGGTTTATCGATGGGTTCGTCCGTCCGGTCTACGAGGCGTGGATTGACACAGCCATCGGCCTGAAAAACGCCGTCGCACTCCCCAACGGCGGCAGCCTCCGCGCGCAGGACATTGACCGATACAAGTCCGCAAGTTTTCAGCCTCGACGCTGGTCGTGGGTGGACCCTCAGAAAGACACCGACGCAAACGTCACCGCAATAAATAACGGGCTCAAGTCGCGCGGCGAAGTCATCCGCGAGCAGGGTCGCGACCCCGACGACGTGTGGCGCGAGCTGGCTGCCGAGCAATCACGTCTTGAGCAGCTGGGCATCTCCATTCAGCAGCAACAACCCACCAATGGGGGC